CCTTTACTATCTCTCCGCCTGCACCCCTGTCAGGATTGGCAAGCAAATCAATCAGGCTCTGATTGTGCTCTCGTTGCCCTATCACAGCAGTCCTGCCAGCCCTAGGGTCAATGTATCTCTCGTGTATCCCTCCATCAGAGATCTCTAGCTCCCTGATGAGCTGTTTATACTGCTGAATGTTTCTTCCGCAGTCAGCAGTCTGTGCTGGTCCTTTCTTGCCGTCCAGCTTCTCGCTTGGAACAGCCCACTCGCCGTAGTTAGCCTTGTCGGGCCACTCCCTGTAAACAAAAGTCCTCCCAAGATCATCTACCTTAGCCCACAACATATACCAGTTGCGGTCTCCCGGTGTTGGATCGACCACCATATAATTAGTCCCGTCCTTAGGGATCTGGTCCTTCGAGATAATGTTCCTGTCAGTGAACCTAGGGAACTTGCCCACTACAGGGTTGCTCACATACCCATAGGCCCTGATCTCTCGCTCTTCCCTCGTCCTGCCCCTGAGCGTCTGCTCCATCCGATCAAACGGGCTGTAGGGGTTCCACTCCGAGAAGAACCAGAAGATCTTTCCTGATCCACTACGTGTCCTGCCCTTATACGGCATGTGACCCTTGGGGACTCCATCAATCGAACTCTCATCCCCGATCAACTTAGCCTCTCGAGTCTCCTCGATGATGGCCCCGTCCATAGCATCCTTGACCGTGCTCGTGAATCCCTCAATCGGAGTGAAGGTCACGACCATTTTGCCCTTACGTGAGATTAGACGATATTTCAGCGTCTGAATCCACGCCATAGGGACCAACTCATCACACCAGATCAGGTCCAGCTCAGTTCCCTCCATCGAGCTGAGTTCCTGAGAATAATTCTTGAACCAGCACTGGCTCCCATTCGGAGCCACAAAGGTCTTATTACTGAACCCGTTCTTCTGGCTAAACCCTATGTTCACCACAGACCTCTGCCCTGTCCTCTGCTCCTTCCAAGGCAGCGGCAGATACTCATGCACATACGGCTGCTGAACCTGCACTGAGCTATCGTGTGTGCTATGGCAACACCACACAGCACTCCTGTGCTTGTTAGCCAGCGTCCTGACAACTCTCGAGGCCATATACCTCGACTTACCACCACGGTTACCACCGAAAATGTAGACAAGATCCACCTTGGGATCTTCCAGAGCCTCATCAGCATCTTTCCAGTGCCTGAACAGGCCCGTGGTATTATGCCAGTCAGAGCCGTAGTTAAAGGGATCAGCCTTCTCGAGCCTGATCAGCTCCTCCCTCTTGAGGTAGTAGTCCTGCAGCACCCCCTCAGAGGCCATAGCCTCGGCTTCCTCCCTGCTAGGGACCGGATAGACTGGGTGCTGTGTCCAATTCATTCCCAGCGATCCAATTGCTTTGGAGACCCAACACAGACAAGCTTGCCAGTTCCCTGCTCTACCCAGACAGGGATCTTCAGCCCCTTCTGGAAGTCCCTGTTGTCTGACACCCTCACCAGCCCCAGATCCGTCTCCAGTAGACGCATATTAAACGGCCTGCCCTTCACAGTGGCCTCCCTAGGCTCTCTGCCAGCCTTCCAGCGGAGTTCCGCTGTATCCAGCCCAGTTCGCCTCTTGGCCTTCCTGCCACGCTTCCTAGGGCTCTTCTTCGCACCTTCAGCCTCGCTCATAAATCATCAATAGCGTTGTAACTGTCAATCGACCAGTCTACCTGCAGCCAGCCTCCCCTGTCCCTGATCACCCAGTTCTCGACCCGGTGCTCCAAGCTCATATCAAGCTTGTCCCGTAACTCCCTCACAAATGCCTCGAGATAGCCCCTGAGACGCTCTCTAAGGACCTCAGGGCTCTCTGGGAGGCTCATATAGCTATACGGCGTCATATCGGCTAGGAACCAGCTTCTGAACCGCCATATGCGCTCAAAATCAATGCCATCAAGAAGCATGATGATCTGAGCCTCCATAGAGGGGGCCTTGCCGAGATAGCCAGTGTTAGGCTCGATTAATGTAGGCCCACTTGGGGCATCGCTCTTCTGCGTATACATGTTGCTCATCTATTTTACGAGGGGAGATCCGCAACGAAATCGCTATATTTCGCCAGCGTCTGACCCCCTCCCCCCATCTAGCCCGTGGAGTTTCGCACAATATATATTATGTTCAGTTGTGTCACTTCTGCCCATCGATGCTAACTACCTCTGCTTCAATAACTTGCTTTGGCTTGCAGTTCTTAATCAGTTTAGTCAGCACCTCTTCTGACAGATTCACAGTCTCGTGTCTAATAGTTGTCGAAGGTTTGCCCAGCAGTGTCTCAACTTTGTCAATCAGTATCCCTACTGTGACGGGTAAACTCTGAGGCTTCAGCTCACCTGACTTCAGGGCATCTCCGAGCTTCTCCAGAGCTGTGTCTCTGGTCTTCACAAGTTCCTGCAGGAAAGCCTCTTGAGCCTTGGGATCTCTCTCAGCTTTCTCGACCATAGTCACGGCTAATTCCCGTGATATACCGAACACTTCCTGCAGTGTCTCTATGCCGAATCCCTTCTTAGCAGCCTTCAGGATACTCTCGTATCTCTCAGGGTCCTGTTTCTTCAGTCCAGTGCCAGTGTATCGTCTGATACCACTGGCTTCTAGGTCAGGATTCCACTTCGTTTTTACTCCCATAATGAGATGAATGGGAGCTGGATAAATGTAACTACATTCTGCCAGCCGCCCATCCAATTATATGTAGCCTAGGGCGTAAAGCAAGCCTTTTCAGCGTGCTAGATTGAAGCACAAAAAACCCCCTGAGACTGTGCTATCTCAGGGGGAGCTGGGAGCTACTCCACTATACACTCTCAGTGATATTGTGGATCTGGTGTCTCTCTCCGAAGGGGTCACCAGCAAGGAGTGGAAACAACGGTTATATTAATGACACAGACTGTGAGCCCGTTCAAGTGTTAATTTAGCGATCATACACTGTCCCAGACCAGCCTGCCTTGACTGCTGCTATGCCGTCTCCATTCAGCTTGATAAACAGCTCTGAGGAGGCCGTAGAAGCAGCTTGGAAGACTGGGTAGTCCTGTGGGCTTATCTGGGTCAGTATCTTGCCGTCTACCAGCTTTGAGAACGGTCCTCTGAACTGTTCTAACTGCCATCTGCCATCACCGTCTGCGTCTCGGTATATGGCTATGATCTGCATGTCTGAGGCTGGGTGTTCCCAGCTTGCGTATACGTATTTGTCCCCGATCTCGAGGAGGTTGGTTTCTTTCATGTTTGTAGTGGGTCTTTGTGGATGGTGAAGTTCTCGGTGGGGATATGGATCACCACTCCCATATCCTGAGAGTCTCCTCTGTCAGATCTGCCGCCAATTCTCCAGTCATTGAATGGCTGGAACATGTCGATGCTGCCTAGGGCGTCTGTCCACTGCACCCACAGTGTGACCTGCAGGAACTCATTGATCTGACAGTGGGTGAATGCATTGATGAACTTCTCGAGGCATAGCATGAATGTGGGGTATTCATTCAGGGGATTAGTCCTGCACTTGACCTCGATCATGTGTGTGATCTCTCCCTCTCTGGTCGCTGCGTAGTCAAAGGAGTGCCTAGGCGGAAGCTCATGCAGTGGCTGCTGCATGATCATCTCGATCTTGGCCTTGACTAGCTCCTGATTAGCTCTGTCCTCACTTGTCTCGTATGTTGGCCTCATAGTGCTTAACTGCTGCTAGGATGTTCCCTCGGAACTCGTAGATGCTGCCATCGTTGCAGACTGTGTAATCTGGAATGATGTCATCCACACTGGTCTCAGATGTGTGCGTGTCTGAGGTGTCTGTTCTGGGGCTGTTGATCCCTATGACGAATCCTCCGAGGGACCTGATCCAGTCTGCCTCGAATGGGAATCTAATGTCATCACAGATCATGCTGCTGTAGTGGTTGCACAGGACATTCCATCGCCGTGTGGCTGCCTCTACCCAGTATTTCTGGCCGTAGAGCTGCTTCATTGCTTCTCCGTATGCCTGCAGCACTGGCCTGAGGATCTCCTTGTCCTGCTTGCAGCAGGCTCCGGTCATTGATTCTACGGTCTGCTTGATGGGGCCTGCTAGGCTGATGATTGTGGCATCGTCCTCGAGATGCCTGACAATTGCCTCTGCTGCCGTTGATTTCCCTGAGTGCTTCCTGCCGCACAGGCCTATGACTAGTCTACTCATCGTCGTCTTCCTCGATTCCCTGATTGAAGTGCATGTCGTCGTCGCTAATTAGTGCTAAAGTCTTCATGATTCCACCGAGAGCAAGTAGGTCAGCTACCTGCATCTCGAGTGATACTAGGGACTCACTGGCCTTGCTGGTATAGTGGATCTGAATGAGCATGTGTTTAGAGGGGGGAGTTGGTTGTGAGTTCCTTGGAGCGATCAACAGCACTGAATCTACCGTTCCATTTGGTCCATTCAAGCTCAACCTTCCCTGTCCTTCCGTGGCGGTTCTTCCTGACTATGATATCCACCCTGCTATCGTTGGACTTGTCCGGCTGATGCAGGAAGCTGACCGTGTCCGAGTCCTGCTCGATGGCTCCTGACTCACGGAGATCTGACAGGGAGGGCTCTCGCTCTGACATGTCGATCTGCCTGTTCATCTGGCTGAGACACAGGACAGGCACTCCTGTCTCCATCGCCAGCATCTTGATGGTCCTGCTGAAGTCTGAGACCTTCTCAACACTGCTGTTGTATCTATGGCTTGCCGTGATGATCTGCAGGTAGTCGATCACGAACAACTTGACGTTCTTCTCTCTGGCCATCCTGCGAGCCATAGACCTGACCCTGTTCAGGGGCAGTGTCTTGTCCTCGATTGTGATGGGCAGCCGGGTGCACGCTGATGCAGCAGTGGCGATCTTATTCACGTCACCGAGCCCGGTTCGCTTGAAGTGCTGCACATCTTCTCCGCTCACATTGGCCAGAAGCCTGCCAGCGATCTGATCAAACCCCATCTCATACGACCAATACACCACACGCTCATCTCTCTGGGCTGCCTGCTTCATGATGTGAATGGCAAAGGCAGTCTTACCACAGCCCGGTCTGGCTGCTATGGTGTTCATTGAACTGGGCTCAAAACCTCCGAGGATGGCGTCTAAGGCCCCAATGCCAGTCTTTAGGGTGTAATCAGGCAGACCACCCTTGCAAGCTCCCTCAAGCTGCCCTAGGAGCTTTTTCCAGCCCTCCTTCTGGTCAGTTGATCCAGAGTTAGCCTTGGTGACCTCGTAGAAGTCATTCTCGAGCCTCTGCAGCAGCTCCTTGGCTGGCATGTCATCAGAGAAATGATCGAGTGCATTGTAGTAGCGCAGGAACACGGACCGCTTGATGCGAGCATCCTCCAGCTTTGGCACATAATAGCCCAGCATCGAGGGACTGTAGCCCTGATCCAGAAGCTCATTGAGAAGCATTCCGCATCCCTCGGTAGTATCCTTCACGGTCATGATGTTTACAGGACTGCCTGCGTCTGCCAGCTTGGCTGCAGCATTCCAGATCTTCTTATGGATCTGACCGTGGAAGTGGTCAGGGCCTACGCCCATCTCGATAGCTTCTTCAAACCCTCCATCGAGGGCAGCACCCAGAACAGCAGACTCATGCTGGCTCGAGTGAGGGATCTTCCATTCCGACTTCACTGAGCACCTCCTCTCAGAGCCTGACCCACGAGGTAGCTTGCGACAAAGGCTGCATCCTTTCCTGCCCTTAATACAGTATCTTCTACAGTATCTTCTACAGTATTAACTATAGTATTTTTAGTTACTGTCCCTATTTTGAGACACGTTCCCTGTTTCGTGTCCTCATTTTGCGACACGTTATCAGAACGTGTCCCTGATTTGAGACACGTCCCAGACAGGGATGCAGTGAGGCAGGATTTCTTCCCCTGCTTCTCGGCAGTGACCCAGCCAGACTCAATCAGGTCCTTCTGGGT